GCCGTTCCAGGTTGTCCGCCTGGTAAGACCGTGTCTCTCTGCCCCCCGTCACCCCACCAGGCCGCCGACTTCGAGGTCTGCAGGAGCCATGGTGGGTTTGGGAGTCTTACCCCTAGTACCCCGACTTTGCGCGAGAAACAATGTTAAGGCCGAGGACCAGGGGGAGAGACTACATTGGGCGTAATTGAACCCTTGCGTATTGAGACTAGCTCAGTGACTACCTACTACTTCAAGCCGTTCCGACCGCCCGGACGAATACCCCGAGGGGTAGGCTGCTGCCAGTTGCCGACGGCAGGAGTCTTCTTTGACTTGGAGTTGTTGTTGTTGGCCTTCATGCGAGCGGCCGCAGATTGGAGTCTACGGGCCGCCATGTCCTCAGCAGTCGGCTTCATCATATTGCCAAGACCAGTGAGGGCCGCACCAATTACAGGCCGCCCCATCGCGCCAGCCAGAAGGCCGGCGGTACGGACGATGGGGTAAACGACAGGAATTGCCTTCTTGGCGTTCTCAGAAATCCATTGAAACCACTTGCCCGCATCATTGTAGCCCTGGGGGCACCCGGGAGGAAGAGCGTTCGCAACCAGGTTGTACAGAATGAGGGCGTTTGGATCGTATGCAGCACACGGTGTTGCCAAAGCCAGAAAGCTAGGGTTATTGGCAGACGGAAGGCGCTCGATGCCTACCCTCCACGTAACGAGGAGGGTGGAAGATTCAGACAGACCGGTAAAGTATGCTCCGGTCGTATTCATCCGAGAGAAATGGGTAGGGGCTGAGTTCGTAAACCCAGCGCGCGCCATGACCTTGGTTGAAAGGTAACTACCCTCATCAGTGTTCAAGTACCCGGAGTTTGTGCCGGGCGATCCACTGGTGTTCTGGCAAATGCCCCAGTTACGAAGGGACACCGCCTGAAAAGGGTTGTCAGTCTGGAACTTAGCTGTGTTGTAACAGCCATCTTGAGCAGCCCATGTGTGGGCCCCGGGCATGATCTTAGCTTGCGCCAGGGTGTTTGGGGGGCATCGGAAAAGCGTTGTCGGAATCATGGGACCACCCAAACCGGAACCGGCCGAGGTGGAGTCCTTTGGCCATGTTGCCGACTCCTGGTACGAGTTGCCAAACTCGTAAACCGTGACAGCGCCTTGCTTGTGAATTTGTGCCGTCGTGTTGACAACCTCAAACCCCGAATAGACAATGCGGTAAACCGCAAGGTCAGTATCATCGAAGTCGAGGAAGTCATCGAGCACAATGTTCTGCATCTGATAGCCTCCAGCTGCGACCAACGGCGTGTGACCGGGCGTGTAGGTAAGACTGCCCGCGTCAGACGTCGACGAAGGGACGGAATTGATCATCAATCCGTCCATACGACCCGTGTATGCAGGGTTAGTCGTGTCACTATACACGGCGCCCGCAAACTGGGAATCAAATGGCACGATCCGCCCGACACGTGGAGTTTGAGGATTTGCAGTAACTGCATCGCCGGGCTTGTTGAAGTCGATGGGAGACAACACGACATGACAGTCCCAATTCGCCCCAGCCTCGAGGCCAGGGGGTTTTGAAATCGTCAGCGCCTGCCGAATCCTCACCTTGACGGTGGGCTCGGTAGACATGTCAGGGTATCCGTTCAGATCTTGCAACTGGAAATCGTGAAAAGGGTCAAGGGAAGCCTTGACCCAGTCACACGCCTCAGGCGTAATCAGCCGCTCTTTGCACAGTCCCTCGAGGGGGTCCTTGGAGCGGGTAATATCGCGGAGACGCATGGCTTCAGCCGCCATGATGATACGACTGGCAGTAAAATCTGCTACACCCGGTGGCCGCCGACTTCGAGGTCTGCAGGAGCCACTAGGCTGTGTGTGTTTGTGTGTGCTGTGTGCACGAGAAGCTGACGCTTCATGAGCCGGCAAGCTCTTGTGGCTGTTATAGGTGTTAGGTCTCCGATCCTATTTGGACCGTCGCGCAATTTCATCCCGAGGGCATTTCGGAATTGCCACCACCCCGGAAAACGCCCTACGACAGCCCCAATGCTGCGAGAGCAGCAGACGACCGGTCCGCATCTGCGGGTGCCGTGTCAGTCTCGGGGTCTGCCGAATGGGCATCTGTGGACTCGAAGTCCTCCATCCTTGGATCCTGCCCCTTCGTCGTGCAGCTGAAAGCGGCCACACGGGATGTGCCAGGGGGGTCCTCGTCAACTGCCAAGCCCAACGGGTCTTGAGCGGTCTCCTTTGATAGTTTCGCGGGAAGCATCATCGACTGGATCCCAGCCCATGTGGACTGTGACCGCAGTTTGTCATCAAACTCACGCAACTCCCCTGAGGTCATTCCGTAATCGGCAGCAACGCATTCGTACGCCAGGTCTGATGCCCCTTCGTCGTAGGGGAATGGTCCGTTGAATAGCTTCCAGTACAGCTCCTTGTCATGTTCTGCCGTGGCCGCCAATTCTTCGTCGGTCAGCTTGGTCAGTGGAACTTTGTACATCTTACTGGTCGCCTCAAGGAGAGCGCCCACGAGGGGAGTGTTTCGGTCATTCATAAAATAGCCCTTGAGCTTAAGAATGTACTTCTCACGATCCCGCCCGGTGGCGACAGAAAGTTTGTCTAAGGCCTTCTCGGGTTTGCAAAACGAAGAAAGCGAAGCCAAGAGGTTCGGGTAGATGCGGCTGAGATACTCAACCGACTCCTCATTGGCAGCGCTAGCGGTGTCAAGCTTCCGGACGAAGCCATCCTGACGATCCACGTACTTCATTGCGACCTCGTAAAGCCTATTACTGACAAAAGGTGTGGAGGGGTCAACTCCATCATCACCAAACTTGGGGCCAATCCACTTGTACACTGTTTGCAGCGCAGGCTCCTTAGGCGATCCGCCCTTGGCAATCTTGTGCAGCTCCCAGGTCTTGTCAATCAACCTCAGGTGCTTGAGGAACTGGGCGTGACTCAGGTTCGGGAAGGGCAACTGCCGACCCAACAAATCCTGGATGTACTTGCCTTCCTTCAGTTCCCCAAGGTCCTCCATCGAGC